CACTTATTACAGTAGTCGGATAACGAGCAAGAATAAATTGTCTAAAATGAGAATATCCATCTTGAATAAAAAATGGCTTGTCATTATAATACAAAGTACCACCCTCATTATCTATTGCACCTAATCCAATTTCAGTTGAGGAATTAAAATCTAACGTATCTGTTACGGAGAAAAACTCAACAGTATCACCACTTAATCTACAACCAACAAAAGATGATTGATTTGGGGGTGTAGTTATAGTTATTCCACTTTGAACTGGGACATCAACAATTGTATATGTTGGGTTTGATGTATCTGTAAAGTCAGGGAATATACATTTGAATGCGTGAATAACCGCCAATTTTGTTGGATCTACTAAGTCAGTAGCCATCAATTGAGTTGAATCAGCAATAACCCCTGCTGATGAAGGTAGTTTGCTATAATCAATATCAGCAATTAAATCCCTATTTGATGTTGGACTTGTCCAAACTTTTAATTTGGTCATTGGTATAGATGTTGAACCAATTTGTACCGTATTTTCTTCAGCATTAAGACACGAAGTTCCTAATGATATACTATGAGGGGCACCAATTGCTTGATTACCGATAACAATAGCATCATTTACATCTTCAACCCCATTTTGATAAACATCCGCCTCCCAACCTTGTATTATACAGCCTTTTACATTTGTTTTAGTTTCTAATGCTCCAGCACCAATTATTATATTTCTTAATCCTGTTAACTCTCTTGCTGCATATTCTCCATATACACAATTTTCTTGACCAATATCCAAACTACCAGAACCAGTACCAATAACAAGTGTCTTTATTCCTTGTGTTGGGTCTTGATTTGATGTTGAGCTAATTGGTTGGATAAAGTGAGTTGCACCCCAACGATTAGTTGTAGCATCTGGTAAATAGTAAATAACCCCACCGAATCCATAAACAGAACCAGCCCAAAGTTTATCCGATGAGTTAATTGTACCTGGTGTAATTGTGATATTAAAAATAGGAGATCCCCCATTATAATCAACATAAATTTCATTATAATTACCTTGTCCATTATCTAATAATGTCATTGTTTTACTAGGAATGGTAAATTGTCTTAAAAGCCCTTCACCATTAGGTAATGAATATACAACAGCAAGACAAGATCCAAAAGTTACAGTTGATGCTAGATAATCATATGTAAATGATGGCAAGGTTAATAAACGACTTGTATCAATGTATGAATTATCAAAAATCTTAATACCCGATACATTTTGATTTGTATCAAGTGTCATTAAATTTGTTCCTATACTATCTAATGAATCTTTAACAAGTTTTTCTGAAGGGTAATTTGTATCTAAAGGTGTAGTACTCCACGAAGTTACTTTATTTGCAGCATTTTGGAAAGTTGTAGTAACCCACTCCAACGCAGAACCCGTCCACGATAGTAACCCTATACTTTTTGCGATTGCAGGTTCTTTTGTCGAAACATCTTTTAAATCAATATTGAATTGTATTTCAGTACCAACATAGCCACCATCTAAGGCACTTTGATATGCTGTTTTTCCGTTTTGTCCATTTGCACCGTCCGTCACTTCAAAATCAAATGTTGTCGAATCAGTGTATAAAATGCGATAAGTCTTAATTATTCCAACTGTTGAAATTAAAGTGATTGAAGTAATTCCACGACCGTCAGCCCCGTCAATTCCATTTGAACCAGTATCACCCTTAATACCTTGAATCCCCTGTGCTCCAGTATCACCCTTAATACCTTGAATCCCCTGTGCTCCTGTATCACCTGTATCACCTTTCAATCCATCCACCACAGTAGCATCTCCAACATTTGTAACTGTTGCACCTAAAAATTTAAGTTTTGGCTGTTGTTCTAAAGTTTCTGTTTCTGATTGTATTATATGACCACCTCCTCCACCAATAGCAGCAGATAAGTTATCAATTGAAATCTTGTAATCATCAACAGGAAGTCCTTGTATTAATGGAAAATATGCATTTGGTAACAGTCCAGTTACCTCTTCTAGTTCTGATATTTTTTTATTCATAATTTAATTATTTTTTAACATTATAAGGTCACCGTTTTCTTGTAATATAAAATTACCATCTTCTAAAAGTAAAGAAGCATTAAATAAAGAATCATACGTACAAGAACCTTCAAGAGGAACTTGTATTTCAAAGTCAGTCCATACACCATTTGTTATATCTTGGAACTCTAATGTAAAATAATTGATTAAATACCTATCTATATCTAAAGATTTTAAAATATCATCAGCAATTACTTCAGATTTATTATATGCTATATAAGGTTCATTTCTATCACATACATACATTCTAATAGTATATGTTTTTAAATAATTCACAACATTTGATGACACTATGTCAAAATTAACATAAGGATATGCTATTGTTGCTTTATTATCATACAATTCTAAAGATCCAAATGAAGACATATTCACAAAAGGATGTTTAATTGCTTGAAACTTTGCTTTTTGTATAAGACTGTATATCATATTGTTAATGTAAATTATTATTAATCTATTGAAACGGTTGATCCTAAATTTAGACCGTGTTTATAAGTAAATCTACAGTCAATTGTTAAACCACCATAAAGAATCATCCACTCTTTTAATCTACTTTGATAGTGGTCTGAATCAATTAAATACTTATTTGAAATTTTGACAAGCTCATTAAATTTAGAAGAATCACCATCTGCAATACCTTCATTTTTAAACTTATAAGCTGTTGAATAAATAGATTCAGAAAGAGTGTAATATGCAATAACAGGTTGTATGTAATCCTTAATTAAAATTTCATTTTCTGGTGATACCGTATCAGAATCAATTTGTGTTATGATCTCTAACCATTTTACTTCACCAAGAAGTGGTCTAATGATAAGGTCTTGGCATTTAATTATATTTGGTAAAATATACTTATCTTCTATATTCCAATCAACAGAGTAATCTTCTTTTAAAGTTGTTAAACTTATAAGGTATGTTTTATTTGTTGCCATTATAATTGTCCTCCTACTGTTATTATTTGTTTATCTATGAATTTAATATCAGATTGAAGTAAAAATTTAAACGCATATTCTAATTCTTTTCTTATACCATTAATAGTAATCTCTTTAAATATATCTAAAGATTCTTGAAACTCAGTTTTAGAAAATCCTTGATATTCAGGTTTAATACCAATTAGAGTACCTGATGTTATGTTATGTGAAACTATAATTTGATTTTGAATAAATTTTTGTAGAACCTCGAATTTCTCATCAAGATTATCTGTTTTTAAAGACTCTATAGTTGTTTTCGTATCTTGTGTTTCATTAAATGATAGAATAAATTTTGCACCTTTAGAACCAGCAAATTTTTCAGAGATTCTACGTTCTATATTCTTTTGTGTTGTTTCATCAGGAATACCGTTATTCATATTTATAACAACAGAAGGACTAAATCCATTTTCTGCATTGTTATTATGATAGTCTATAATATGTGAAAGTGTACCTAAAGATTTTAAAACAGCTTCATAAGAAGGTGTTGGATAAAGTTCTCTTGAAGAATTTGATTTATAAATAAAAATACCTTCAGTCGTTAACGATTTTGTAACGGGGAAGAACTTAAACTCTTGTTTATATTTGTCCCATCCAGTTTCAGCATAACCAATCTTTTCTTTATCTTGAGAGTATCTACATTTTGATACATCAACATAAGAAATTGTAGATTCACCACCTCTAGTCTTAATAACTTGAAGTGCAAATCCGCCGAAGATATTATAATCTTCAATAAGTTTCTTTAAAGTCCAATATGAAATACGATCAGATGTAATACCTTCACCAATAGTTAAATCAGTGATAAAATTAATTGCACTTGCGTGTTCAGGAATTGATTTGTATAATTTTAGGTATTGAAAGGGAAGTAAATTGTCAGAACCCCATCTATGAAACTTTTCATTGGGGTTGAAGATGTAATTTGTAATCTCTTTTGCGAATGAGATTATAGAGATAGAGCTACTCATAAAATTTGTTTTTCTTATTATTAACTACTGAATTAGACAGACTGATTACTGAACTCTTAACCACAACTAATTCAATTTTAATCATTGCTAAATTATCACCATTTACAAGTTTTAAATCGTATTCTTGATTTTCAATATTAACAATATCTTCTTTTGGAATTGTAAAAACTATATACTCATTCTTAGTGGATGTATTATCATATTCTCCTAAAAGTACATCATCTAAATATACTTTAATTGTTAGTGGAATATATTCAATCCAAGAATCTGTTGTAATAGTATTATTTTCCTTGTTAAATATATATATCATTTTTATTAATTTTGTTATAATATTGGAGGTAAATAAAATAGTTTAAATACCTCCAAAATTGTTTTAATTTATTAATTCAGATAATTCAGGATAAGCAATAATTACTGCTTCTTTTTGTTCAACTGTCATTTCAGATACAGCTCCACTATATATTGAGCAGCTTATCATTACTATATTTTCTAATTGTGCTTCCATTATATTTTATTTTTTAATTATTAAATATTATAACTCCATCATATCCTAAAATTCCATTTAAAACTGTAGATAAATCCATACCATAAGTTGCATTGAGATATATTTCAACTGAATTTGGTCCTGTAAAGAAATTAGCATTTGTACCATTTGAAACATACATACTAAAATTAATTATATCTTCAATAAATGCATTTCTAAGTATATCACCAATAACACTAGCTGTTAACGCACATTGATATGCACGTACATATGTAGCACGAGGAGATACTTTCAAATAAGATAAATTAGTACAATTAGTTACATAAACTTCTTTACAAAACGGTGCATTAACAGAAGTTAAATGTGAATTATAATGAAATTTTGTTTTATTGACTCTATTAGTATTAATAGCTCCTCTCATAGTTGCCAAATCAATACCATCTACTGCATTAAAATTGGCATTAGTAGATGTCTTTGGTATATAATAAATTACAGAACCAGGTTCACCAGAATATTGTGGTGCAACTATTGGAGATCCACTTAATATAACATTATCTGGTCCTTTAAAATATGCATATTCATTTATTCCAGTAGTTGCAAATGGTTGAAGAACATCTATTTCTAAAAATATATAATCTCCATCTTGAATAGTTCCACCCCATACCATATCATATTGAGACATTAAAGTCATAATCTTATCACTAATAATATCTGGTAATTCTTTTGTATCTGAACTAAGTACTAATGAATATTGATTTGCATCAGACATTAGAGCACCACTCTGACCATTTACAGTTGTTAATGCTATATAAGATTCTTTACCAAGTAGGTGATAAATTCCATTATTATCTTCTACAATAGCATAACAATTTGTTTTAGATATTTTTTCAATATCTTCTCTATTACCTCTATCCATTTTATTAAAAGATAAATTAAGATCTGTCTTAACAAAGTAAGTTCCCATTTTATCATCTTTATTACCAGTTGATGTCATTGAAGCATTACCTTTTCTAAAGGAATATTGAGCAAGAGTCTTATCTGAATTATAACCAATCCATAATTCACCACCTAATTCTGATACAACTAATGCATTATCGTTTATTAACCAGACGTTCTTTATACCTCCTATATTTCCACAATCAAGTGGTATTCCACTAAGTGTTACTGCTGTACACGCCATATTTTTATATTTTTATTATAAAAAAAGACCAACTGAATTTATCAGTCAGTCTCTTTACTTTTATTGAATTATTTTACTTAAGAAAAGATTTCTGCTTTTGGAACACCAGCAGTTTCAACAACTGAAAGTAAAATAGTATTTGGTAATTCTTCTGTATCAGAAGAAAGAACTATATTATAGAAATTACCATCTGCCATATTAGCTCCAGATTGACCATTACCAGTCATTAAACTTACATAAGAATCTTTACCAACAAACCAATACTCGTTGTTTTGATCTTGTATAATTATATAAGTAGCTGCTTTAACCAATTCTACTAATTCAGTTCTTTTTGCTTTATCCATTTTATTGAATTGAGCAGTGATTTCTGTTTTTGCAAAATAAGTACCATTTTTATCATCTCTAGCACCAGTAGTAGTAAATGATGCATTACCTTTTCTAAATGAATATGTTTTAAAGGTCTTTGTAGCTACCATAGTAAGAGCAGTAACTTCTCCTGTTGCATCAAATGCAATAGTTGAAACATCCGCAATATTAGCAGCATATATTTTTTTGATTCCTCCGACATTTCCGCAATCTAATGCTATGCCACTAAGGGTTGCTGAAGTACAAGCCATATTATTATTTCTTTTATTTTAGATTAGACCGAGTATATTTCAACTCGGTCTGTTAATTATTTTGTATACTTAACGATATAACTTGGATAAGCCACTTGGAATCCAATGTTAAATTTAGAAGCAAAACGGAACTCTTGGTTATCTTTAGAATACCATAAGTCAAAGATTGATTCAGCACCTTGAATATCACCACCTGCAACAATGTTAGAAGCAGGAGTTAAATAAGCCAAGTTTTTACCATTCAAACCACCTACACCTTGTAGTTTAATCATCGTGTTAGGAACAGTTACTGACATAGTAGAACCATCTAACATTAAAGTTCCAGCAAATTTATTACTTACATTATAAGCAGCAATATAAGCCATTACTACATCATAACCAGTGAAGATAGTCAAATCAGATGCATCAACGATGTCCAATGGTACATTCTTAACCATCAAGTCAATAGCAGTGATAGAGTTAGCCAACAAAGTAGTAGCAGTACCAGGAGTTGCATCAACTACGCCAACAGCATTACCTATAATTTTAACAAGACCATCGGTTACATCCAAATAAGTACCAGAGACTGCAGCGATATCACCATTCCAAGCAAGTAATTCAACTGCTTTTTGGATTCCTTTTACTTTAGTGTCTGCGATTAAAGATTCAAAAGGAAGTGTTTCACGACCAGTTGCGATATTTAATTCCCATTCAGCAAATGTACCAACCAAAGTTGATTCACAAAGAGCTTCATTTACTTTAAATTGTCCGGTAACAATGTTACGTTTTGTAAATTTAGTAGAACCAGCTGCTGACCATCCACAAGCACCAGCTTGAAGTTCAACTCCATCTTCCAATAAATTAATTTGTGCACTACCTTTAACTTCTGGTTGGAACTTAATAAATTGTAGTGTTTTTGAGCCCAAGATAGCTTTTGCTACAAGAACTTTTTCGTTTGCTTTTACATAGCCTGTTACAGCTGATACGTCAAATGCCATAATTTTTAATTTTAATTTTAATTTTATAATTTTACTCCAGAAAGATAAGAATATGTTGAATCCGCTGGAGTGTTAATAACGGCTTCAGTAATAGGTTGTGAAATTGGTTGTTTAGAAAATTCTTCTAATTTAATTGACATTGCTGCCATAGCAACTTTTGATTCAGCTGTTTGATTAACTAGTTCTTGGACTGCAACCATAATTTGTTCAGTTGCAGATAGAACAGCTTCATTAATCATTTCAGACACTTTTTCTTCTGTTAAAACATCAACTGCAACTGGTGCTTCAACTGCTGCTTCAACTGGTGCTTCAACTGGAACAACAGGTTCTGCAAAACTTTCTACAGTGTTAGGAAATAGTACAGCATTGATAGCTTCAGATAATTTTTCTTTTAAATTCATATACTCTTTTTTGTTAAATTGTAATTCTTTAGTTCCAATTATATCATTTGTAAAAAGTGATTGGAACGAAAATCCCCTTTTAGATGTTTTTAAATCTTCCCATAGAGAATCATCATTTACTTTTGCTGAGATTATCCACGAACCAATCGGTGCTGAAAAAGAATTTCCTTCTGTTGCAAAATAAGATTCAATAATTGAAATTGGTAAGTGTTTATCAGTATGTTCAGAATTTATCTTTAGACCATTTTTAAAAAAATGAGCAGCAGCTAATTTAATACCATCAGAGTCATATGTTACAAATCTTTCACCAAGTGTATCATTACGGTAAATTAGTTTATCTGGAATCATAACAGGACCACTAATTATCTGTTTATCAGCTGAAAAATGCAATTTGATTGACTCATCAGCAAATTTTAAAAAGTAATCTTCAATAGCTGGATTATCAACTATTGCAATTTCAGTAAATTCATTCTCTACTGGAACAATTTTAAAAATAGGTAGAGTTCTAATCATTTTTGTTCTAATTTATTATTATATATAACTCGTTTAATTCTTGTTAAATTAATAAGAAGAATTTGTCTCTCTTACTGTTACTGTATTTTGAACTTTGTTAATATCAGACACTTTAACAACTGTTTGTGATTGTGACTGACCTGATTTAGACATCATATTAAGATTTTCTTCTTTTGATGTAAGTGTTGTTTTAGATGGATTTAGAGCAACATTTGCACCACCAGCACCAACAGCAACAGCAGCACCACCAGCACCACCTCCATTTGGTGGAATTGGTGCATCTAAAGAACGACTAGCAATTTCTGAAATAGAAGCAGCAGCAGTACTAGTAATTAAAGCAGTCTCAGCAGCAAATGCAATCCAGGCAATTGGATTAATTGCTCCACCATTACCAATTAAGTTTTTAACTGCTGACATCTCAGATGAAATTGCTTCAATGGCAACAACACCAATATCATACATCTTTTTTGTTTCAAATAATTTAACCTTTGAATCATAATTCTTTTTATCAAGATCATACATCATTTGTTGTTGCTTTTCAGAAGATGCTTTTTGATAATCATCAGATAATTCAAGTGAATTCTTTTCGTGATTAGTTTTATTGTCAATAGTAGTCATCATCAAATCATTGATGTTAGACAGAGAAGAAAGTGTTTTACCTATTTGTTCAATACCACCTGCTATCTCATCAAAAGCTGCCATCCATAAATCTCTAGTAATTTGAGCTGCAGTAGCGGCATTATCAATTATTTGAGAGTTTAAATCATCTAACTTAGTCTTTAGAGTATCAATATTAGCACCTTCAGCAACTGCTTTAGATAAATCTGCTTCTACTTTTGATTTATCTTTAAGTAATTGATCTGCTTCACGTTTTAAAGTTTGAAGAGTTTTTAATTCTTGTGTAGCAGATTCTTTAAGAGCATTATTTTTTAATTTATAACCATCTATCTCATTTTGTATTAATTGCTTTTTAGAATTAACTTTTTCTTTGTTTAATTTAATAGTTAATTTAGAAATTTTATCTTCATTATCGTATATAGATTTGTTTATTGAATTAATTACAGATTCCTTATCAGAAATCAAAGCAGTTTGGTTGATAAATGAACTTCTTAAATTTTCTAGTGTTAAAGTATTATTAGTCATTCTAAATTCTCTATCCCATTCAAGAATGTCTAATGATTCTTCAGTTAAGAACCGCTCAGCTTCTAAATCATTTCTTTTTCCTTTTATAATTTCTTGTGAGTAAAGTAATTTTTGTTTTTTTGATGAAATTAAAAACTGTTTATTTTCAGATAATGTTATTCTATCAATAGCAGCTTGTTCTTCTGATATTCCTGTATAAATTGAAATGTATTCAGATTCAATAGCATCAAATGTTTTATTATACGCGTCAAGTTCTGATAGAGGTGCTTTATAATCTCCAACCTTACTTGTAATAGAAGTTGATGTACCTCCAGAAGAACCACCACTAGCTTTAGTTTCTTTAATAGGTTCAAATACTTTATATGGAGTAATAGAATTCATAACTTTTATATCTTTTCTTGCAGTTGACAACTTAGAAAAAGCTTCAAATGCTTTTTTATCTAGACCGGTTGAAAGTGAAATATAAATTGCATTGTCAATACTCTTCTGGTATTCAGCTGCAACAGCTTTAATATAATCTTCTCTTTCTTTAACAGATTTAAACCCTTTATCTGCAACAACCATTTCTAATTGACCTTTTGCTGTCATAAGAGCAATTTCTGATTCAGCTTGCTTTGCAAATAGAACTTTATTAAAAGCTAATTTTCGTTGTCTTTCGTTTTCTACAATCGCAAAATTATTTAACCACTTATCTTTATCTTTAGCTAAGTTATATTCTTTTGAAGCACCATCTCTAATAGTATCTAATATCTTACCTATATTTTTTTGTATTAATTCAGTAGTTTCTTTATCACCTCTTTTACGAGCTTCGTTTGCCATTGACTGTTCATTACGAATTTCTTTAATAGACTCTCTAACCTTTTGTGTTTGTTTAAGTGCATCTTCATTAATAGCAATTTTAATTTCAAGGTTCTTTGGAATCTTATTCATCCACTCAATTAACTTTGTAATACCATAAATAACACCGGCAATAGCAGCTGTTATTAAAAGCATTGGACCAAGTGTTTTTAAAATAGAAGAACCAATACCAGTCATTGCTCCTTGTCCACCTTTGCCTAAATTATTGTACTGTTCTTCTGTTAATTTAACATTAGCTTTGTGTTTATCTAATAGAGCAGTCTGTTGAGCTGTTAGTGGACCTAAGTTTTTAAACTTTGCTTCTGTATTTGCAAGAGTAGATTTAGCTGCAGCAGCTGCTGCTTCAATAGCGGCAGATGATTTCATTGATGCAGCACCAATCATAGCAGCGCCACCACCTAAGTTTGAACCAATAACAGCAGATTCCTTTCCTAGATCTCCTAGAGAATTAGCTGCATCTTTTGAAACTTTACTTAATTCAGTAACAGCTCCTGATGAAGCTCTTGCACCAGATTTTAATCCAATCCAAAGATCTTTCATTGAATCAAGTGAATCAGCAAATTGACCAATACCAGAAACAACAGACATTGTTGCTTGTAATTTAACTACTGTTTGAAGAGCTGCATCATTCTCTAAACCAAATAAAGCCATTGCTCCTTGTGCAACTTGAAAAGCTGAACCCATACCAGCAACTGCACCTGCAACATTCTTCGAGGTCTGACCAAAATCTTGAACAGAAAGTCTAGCTTTATCATTTAAGTCTTTTAGTTTAAATTGAAGCTGACCTGCTTTTGCTAAAGCTCTGTTATATTCCTCAGTTCCTTCTTCAGCTTTTAACATTTCATCTTTAGCTTCCTTAATTGCTTTTCTTATCTTTGCAATTTCAGAACCTGCTTTAGTACTTGTCTTTGATAGCTTATCAGTTGAGTCTTCTAATTTGTCATATGCCTTTGCGGTGTCAGTCACTTCTGTTCCTAACTTATCTACATCAGATGCAAGTTTTGATATGTTATCTCCACCAATCTTGGTATTAATTAATAATTCTTCTGCCATAATTTTGTTTTTTTATATTTATAAGTATGTTACAACTGAATGTCCAACTCCAGCTTCATTAATTGCATATGAACGGATATAATAATGATTTGTTGATGGATTAATTGTAAAAGTAGTACTAAATGGTGATGTAGCTGCTCCGATTAATGTAAAACAATTAATACCTCCGACTGTTGGTTCTTGAGTTGTTGTAGAAAGAACAAACCCTCTTTCTGTTATAGTACCACCTTCTGCATCAACTGTACCAGTTAAACTTAATGAATTTACAAATGGTCTTGTAGCAGTTAATGACATTGTAGGAACTACCGAGACTGTTGTAAAACTAGATACAAGTTCAGAATATGATGTTCCTTGACTATTAGTTGCATATGCAACAACCGTATAATCCGTTGCAGGAGTTAAACCAGATACAACTTCATTAAATACACCTATTCCACTACCAACTTCTATAAAATTATCAGCTAATGTTGGATTATCATTATAAGCATAGTCCCAACAGAAACCTCTTGATGTAACTGCACTTTGACCTTGAAACATAACTTCACTTGATAAAGCTACTGCTAAAGCATAAACTTGATCTGTTGCAGCTAAAGCTACTAAAGGTGTTGTAAGTTGTATTGTTGATGCTTGTTTAATTTCACCATATCCATATCCAATTTGATTATAAGCGTATGCTCTATATATATAATTTGTACTCGGTGTTAGATTATTAATATAACTAAAAAATGAATCATTTACTCCTAATATAACTCTTTGATCATAGTTATTATAATCTAATGTTTCTCCAGGATTGGCAATTAATAAACCTTTACCAAGTATAGTAGAATTACCGGTATTTTCAATTATTCCACCAAGTAAAAAATTAGTATAACCTATTGATGATACAGTATTTGTTAAAACTGTAGGTATAGTTCTAGTTATTTTTCCATAAAAATCAGTATAATTATTTGTGTCATTAACTCTTAATAGTTTAATATCATATAAATCTGGTGTTGTAGGGTCATATTCTGGAACTTCAGAGATTATATAATTTGAATTGTTATAATTAAATATCTTATATACATCAATTAATCCATCTATAAAAACATTAACATCTAATATATGTGTATTTACATTATACATATCTTGTATATAACGTTGATGATATCTCGTATAAAGAGTAACATTTTCTGTATAAAGTGCATCTGTAATATTTGCATAATTATATAATGGTTTATTTATTTCAACCGATTTAATTATATTAAAGTTTGAATCAAACTTATAAGGAACTAATGTGAAATGATTATTTAATAATTTACAATTTAAACTAACAAGTTGATTATTAAATGTATAAAGACCAGAAGTTGTATCAAAATTCAAAACAGAATTTCCCAATACAAAATTAGTTTCTGTTGGTATAATAGTAGAACTAATAAGACCAGCTTCATATTCTGAATCATCTGTAACATATAAATCATCTGTAGTTAATAGAGGATAACCAAATACCAATTTATCTTCAAGACCTTCTGTTACTCCGTTTAAATGTTTTGAATAACCACCATTAAAATAACCAGCAAATATATCATAAGCCCAATTAGCAGTATCTCTTATAATAGCTGGTGTACTAACAACAAATTCAATATCTTTATTAGTTACTTTAATATTATATCCAGTATTAATAGTCTTCTCACCATACGTCTTCTTAGTATAAGTATTATACTCTTCAATCCATTTATTATTTGATACTTCATTTTTAAGAGTTAATTTACTAAAATTGAAATTGTTAATATTAATACTATTAACTGAATTTACTTTAAGTAATTCATCTGTTTTATAATATCTCTTATAATGTAAATTTAACTTACCATTAACCATTTTAATACCTAGATTGAAATACTTAGCTGTTTCAATAAGAAAGTCTTTAATTGGTATTTTTGGAAATAATGTTTGTCCATTTAGTATATCACCACATCTAAAATCAGATGATTTATATCTAACTTTTATATCTCCTACACTAGCTTTAACTCTTAAATATATTTCATTATATGAACTTGCTACAATTGAGTTTAATAAAATACAACCACTATTTGTATACCCATTATTATGACCAAAGTTACTAAAATTAAATTCAATATAATTAGTTATATTTATATTTTGTGTTTTTGTATAAAAATCATATGAAAGTGGAATAGTCCCATTTGGAATTTGTATATTTAATTTAATAATTTCACCACTTAAATTAAGAGTCTCAGTAACATTAACACCTTTTATTAACCTAACTTCAGTATTAATTGGTTGAGATGCATATAATTTACTTGTTCCATTATAACTTACAAGAGAAATTGTTACCCAAACAGACCCCATATAAGTTCCATAAGGAGCTGCATTAGGATGATTTCCTCCATAATAATTATCACAATATGCTTGATTATTATCATAAGGATCAGATATAAAACCATCCCAATCAAATACATTACATACTAACGATTTTGTTGGCATAACAGCACCTGTAATTATATTTCTATTATTAACTTCAATATTTAAAGGTACTTCAAGATAATAATTACCATTTTTATTACCTAAATTTGTTATATTAGCAGTAAATGGTATTTTTTTTATTGGAGATGTTGACCAATCTGAATTATACCAAATATCTCCATTATAATCAGGATAACATTTTCCAAAAAAATATGGATCTGGAAAAGCTATTTGAGATACTATATGATCTTCAATTATTAAATTATGTTTTGGACTTCCACAATTAAAATGTACTTCATCAAATAAAGTACTTAAATCATCTTCATATGTAATTAGATTATATTTATTATTTATACTTCTAATAACAGTTGAAAGTGGCATTGAGTATTCAAACTCATAAGGTTTAAGTGATTGAAATTGTACTGGTGTTAATTCAGTTGGAAGTGTATGAATAGATTTTACACCATCAACTAATATATAAGAATTAGTACCAGTTGAATCATATTCTTTTATATTAACACAAGGTCTTACTTCTGAATTAGCATCATTTAAATCCTTAACATTTGTTGCGTAAGCATTGATAGAGAATATACTATTATTAACTAATTTAATATCTAACTCATTTAAAAAACCTTCTCCAGTATCAGTATTACCAGCAATACTTTCTATCTTATCAATTAAAATATCATATAGTATAATTGAATAATTAATTTCATTTACATCTACAATAGATAAAGTACCTTCACTTATCAATTCAGAATCATTTAGTAATTGATAGTAAGCTTTCTTTGATTGATTAAATGATACACTGACTAAGTTATTAACATCAGATATAACCATTCTAGTTAATTCTCCAATATGACCAAATATTTCATCATTAACTGGACATCTTGGTATATCAATTGTTTTACTTACAGGTACACCAATTATATTAACATCCTCTAAATCATTAATCTTATATGATAACGGAAAATATGTATTCTCACTATCAATTATTACTCTTTTATTATTTATATATAGTTCTTTCATAGTTTAATCCCAGAATGTTATATTAGGTGAAGTCTTTCTAACCTGTTCTTTTTCATTAGTAAGTAATAATTCAATATTCTTTTCTGATAACTTATTTCCTATATATCCTTCAAATGAACTTGTATCTAATTTATAAACTTTACTATCAAATGATATATTGTCAAGTGGAGTAACATAAAGTTGTGATACTGAACCTTCAACTAAACTCATATTATCCAAACCAATATAAGCAACTTCATTTGAAACAATACCAAAACGAGGAGAAAAGTAAACTTCATCTGAATCAGTAGTAAAAGTTAATGTTCTTCTAACCCAACTTCCAATCCAGGGTTGATCCAAAGTTAAATGTCTAACATTATTATTATTTATATCAGATAATTTAACATAAGAAGAAGATCCTTGGGATTGAGTTCCGAAACAAATTATATCATATGAAAATGTATATGTTGTATTTGGTTTAACCGCTACTCCATATGCTGCAATTGGTGTAATATACATATAAGAATCTGTTAAAATACTGTTAGCAGGTGCAAAGGCCATTCTAAGAATAGTATCTGAACTAGGTGATGGTATAGCGAACATATCAGGAAATCTACCAATCTCATTATATGCTCCAAATGACTGCCATTCAAGTCTATCAAACTCAAATGAACCATCTTCCATTAAGTTTCTAATAGTTGAATTTTCAGCAGGTTTATTTTCAACAAAAAATGTATAAGGAGTTTTTATTAAAGAATAAACTTGTTCCTGTTTTAATTTGAAACCAGTATTACATTTTAATTGCTTTTGAGTTTTAATTGAAAGTGGTAATTCCTTATCTCCTACTTGTATATACTTTTTGGTAATGTTGTCAACTTTATGAACATTACCTTCTAAATACATCATATCAAATTGACCATCAATACCATAATAAAATAATTGATTTGAACAGTTTGATTTAACAACTGGATATATTATATTAAAGTAATTAATTGTAATGTGAAGTGATGTTGCATAAGCTGGAATATAACAAACTATAACTCTATTATCACAACAAGCAGAACCTGCATCAGTATAAATTGGGGTTTGACCATTATAAGTAGTAATAGAATAAGTAATACCTTTTGTTAACGTAAATGGAAACCAAGAGTTACCATATAAGATAGGTGATGAACATCTCATAGTCTTATAGTTTATTCCATCAACAAATGTATAATTATAAACTATATTAGGTGAAGTAAATGTACTAGGTTCTCCATTTAACCACACTTCTCCATTAGGCTGAGTAGTTATAAGAGATGTATATGAAGTAAATGGTAAAAGAGGATTTAGTATTAGAGCAACTTTAGATGTGGCATTATTTACAAATCGAACAGTACCAGTTGTAATAGTACTTGGTAAATCTCTATAATGAGATATCTTTATATAATTTGAAAAGTCAAATTTGAATAAGTTATTAGCATATGAATCAGTATATCCATTTAATTTACCATTTGCAATTACTTTCCACACATAATCATCTGAATCAAATCTTACAACAGCATAAAAGTAAGAAGATATTAAACTATCTGATAGCAATAATCTACTATCAAAATCATCTGCATTTAAATAATAATTCCCATTTGTTTGTAGGAATGAGTTTGTTTCTATTATCATATTTTTTATTTTGTCTTAAATTGAATTGATGAATTTCCACCAGCAAACTTTAAAGAATTTCCAATATCTTTAACTTTAATTTTTAAATCTTTAGAAATTGCTTCTTTAATTTCATCTGTATAAGAACTTAAATTCTTTTTAATGTTTGCAAGAAATGGATTTGGTTTTATTCCACGTTTACCAATAGATCTACTTATAGCAAATGCAGCTTGTTTAATAGAACCATCCTTTGGTTTTATATTACGAGATTTCAACCACCGTTCAATAACTTCAACTGGTGGCATTTTAGAATTTGGCTTTCTGCCGTGCTCTATATTTATCCAGTATTTCTCAGCAACAAAGAATAACTTAATACCACTTTCATCTGACACTAATTTAAAATCAATTGAATTATAAAGTTTACCCGTTGCAATTTTCTTTTTTTCTTTCAAAGATTTTTTATAAGAATTAGCGGTCTCTTTACCAATCTTTGTAAGAACTTTTACTAATTCATTATATTCATTTGCCATATTTAGAATTTATTTCTTGATTTTTGTGATTAACATAAGATAACATATTAAGATATTCCATAATTGGCAAATCAAATGCTTCAAATAAATTAATTCTACAAACTTCTGCTACATTTTCTGTTGATTGTATCCACATTAGTTTTCCTTTAGCTGAGTTTGTAGGAGTTTTAACTTCATCTTCTTCTCCTTTTTCTCCAAATAGTCCTTCATAACCTTTAGTAAGCTCTGCGACTGCAAAAAAAAAGAGTTTGAAAGATCATTTGCACTACCAATAGTAAAGTTATTAAATAGAAAATCTTGAATGTCAAATATATTATAGTCGGTATTATATTTTTGTGCTACCCAACCACCATACCAATTTCTACGCATTGGAATAAGAAATACGGATAGTACTTCTTGAAGTTTAAAGTTCTGAACATATGTTTGAAGATCTATAAACTGAGATGCAGTTATATTGGTCATATTTAGATTAGCTTTAAATTTCATATCACCAATTTTATAAGTTAAAGAAGTGCCTTTTGGTTTTAAAGTTTGAGATTGAATATCATATTGTGCTCTTTTTAACTCTTTAATAGACATTTTATCAATATCGTAACCAAATAATTCTAGTATTGCATACTGATCTGGAGTTTCTTCTTCTAATAACTCCTGATATTGTGAAAATTCTTTAATAGTAAATTCAGATAATTGTTTCATAATAATATATATAAATTTTTTTACATTATGTGATATGTACCTCCGTTAACTTTTAATAGTTGTTCAATTGCCATACAAATGACATCCATTATATCATCGTGTTTTGTATTATCAAAAATAACTTGTTCTACTAGTTGATTTTTAAAAGAAATAAATTCATTTATAATAATACGACCAGATTCAAAGTAAGGTGACACTGCTGTTTTTCTTTCTAGTTTTGAAGATCGAGGATTTGTTTCTATTATATTAAAATCTGTATTTAATTTTAAAGTTTGTATAATTGATTTACCACTTGCCTTTCCCTCAATATAAATTTTAGAATTTGGTTCTATATTTTCAGTTAACCATTTTATAAGTTGTGGAAATTCAAATTTATTTATCTCACATTTTTGAATAACCAAATAATTTCCTTCTTTATAACAACCAATGATTGCATTATCATCTGCATTTTTACCACCATAAGCAGAGTCAATAAAATATGTTAATGGTTTTTGAACTGTATTAGAAAATTTTAACCAATCTCTTTTTATAATTTGGCCATCAACTGATTGTGTAACTTGTTGATATTGAGACATAAAAGAAATTGTTCCTAATTCTTCTCTTTTTGAATTGATAGATTCTAATGGAAATCTACTTGGATAAAAAGATTCACCTTTTTCATTAATTGCTGGTATTGCAATAATTTTTGTATTTGTTAAATCTGATAAACAGCCAGTAACATCATCGTTATGAAGTCTTTGCTGAACAGTTATTGAATAAGAACGTTTAATTGAAGTTTTTCTAGAAGGAAGAATCTCCCTAACAAATCTTCTTGCTTCAAGTCTATATGCTTCAGAGTTAATAGAAGCTGGTGAATTTGGATCATCACCTATTATTATATCTGCGTGAATACCTGTTATTGCACCACCAGTTGAAGTAACAAATCTAAACCCCATTTTATCATTCTTCAAAAAAGAAATAGCTGTACCAGTTAGTTTCCAGTTCGTAATAGACTTATAAGTATCATCAGATAGTAATCTAAATGATTTGGAAGCAAGTTCTTCCGCTATCTTATAAGAATATGAATAAGAAATTATCTTAGTCTTTGGTCTAATTAACCAAACCCAAGCAGGAAAAAACACTGAACATATTAGTGATTTAGAAGATCCTGGTGGTAAATTAAAAATTAAATCATATAATTTTTTCTCTGACACTTTATCATCAACATAAAGTTCAAATCTTTCCTGAAGAGTATCACAAACAGTCTTGATATGCCAGTTGTCTTCAAATTCAGCAGTTTCAACAGAAGACCAGAAGTATTTAAAGAAATTATAAAATGATCTTTTTGAGTACTCTGCAAGAATAGATGATTTAAGTATTTCTGTTTTCATTTGCTGTTATTGCTTCTATTATTTTTTCTAGATTTTCATCTGTTACATTTGACATATCTAAAAGAGTTTCTGATTGAATCTTTAAAGTAGGTTGGATTCTATTTCTAAGATCAGCCCAAAGTTTAATTGCAGCAATTTTATCTCTAGTTAATGCAGTTGGTTTGACAATTATATCTAAAAGTGTTTTATCACATACTAAATTATAATCATCAAGTGATGTTATGTAAGAAGTTAACTGAGCTTGTACTTTTGGTAGCTTCCACCAATTGTAAATTGTGTTATCGTGATATATTACATTTGTAAATACTGCTCTATAAGCTTCTCGTCTACTTAGACCATTTACAAATAATCTAATCACTTCATTTTCTTCTTCAGATAAGTGAGCTCCTCTTTCTATTATTTTAGGTTTTCCGGCCATAATTTGTTTTTTATTTTAAAGAATTAAATAATCTTAGAAGATCTATTAAACAGGTAGGACAAGACATATTAAGTGATAAAGAAATACCTCTTTGTCTTTCACAGTACCTTAGAACTTCCATTGCAGATTGATAATTAAAATCAGTTACATATCCATTTAGTGCTTCATTTATTTGCTTTTGATATTTTTTATGAATTTCTGACATCTATAGAGTTTATTTTATGTAATATGTATTGAATTGATTTTGAAATAAGTGGTGAAAGTATTGACATAGTAGTAGCTATAACTAATATATATAACCAATTAAGATTATTCATAGAAAGTATAATGAGCTGTAACCAAAATGTCATACAAACAGAACACCCAAGTGGTTTTCCAATCATTTGACCTTGCCAAGGAGTGGAATGAGTCATCTTCCATATAGATTTACTTAAATCAAATAGAATACCTGATGAGTCTATTATATAAGTTATAACAATAGTTAGTAAAAGTGCATCAATTAAAATCATTTTTGTAGTTTTAATATGTCTTGTTTAATACAGGAAATTATAATTGCAATATTCCCATAAGAGAAATTAGTTTCATCAGCAACTTTTCTTAAAGAACCATACTCAGAATAAAGAACAAGTATATCTCTTTCAAAAGTATCCATATTCTTAAAATAAGTATGAAAAGATTCTAATCTACTATCTACAAGTTCTGATTCATATTCTTTTCGTAAATCTTCAATAGACTCCCAAGTCCATTTTAGTGGTGAATTAATACATTTAGTCATTTTCTTCAATATCGTTTGTTAAAATAGAAAGTTCTCTATTCTTTTTGTACTTCTTATAAAAAGGAGAAGTTTTTGAGTTTGCTTGATTCATAATAATTCTTTTTATAAAAGGAAGATGTTGTCTTTTCAACCAAGCTTCTTGTAAAGGACCATTTGCTTTATATTCTAAAATTATCAAACAGATTTCCTGAAAAAAATCATCTCTTAGTCCAGAATTACGGGGAATAATTTTCTTTACTTCTCGCTCCAACCAATGAGAATCAATTATGTCTTTAAGAATTTCGTTGTGCATATTTACAATTTATTTTATGAATAAATATTCAGAAAAAGGAGATAAAAATGAATATTTATTCAGTAATTAAAATATTGGTTGTGTTTTTACTGGTGGAAGGATTTTTATTCCTGTTAATTTTTCAAGAATAATTTTCGTAATGTCGTTTTTTGGTCTAATTGGTAAGTCAACACAAGATTTTAAAACAATTTCTTTTGATTTTCCTTTTAGCTCTGATGTTAGTTGATTTGGCTTCATTTCAAAATGTGGATCTATTTCATCTAAATCCCAAATGAAAATTCCACTAGGTGTTGAACAACAGTAAAAATGTCTAGAAAATTGAACTTGTTGACGATATTTTGTCTCTTCAAGTCTAAGTTCTGAATAATGTTTTCTTCTACATTTTAATTCAATGGAAATTTCTCCACGGTTAAATGTACAGTCCCAACGAGCAAAATCAACTGATTTTTTTAAATCTGGAAAAATAGAGTCTCTAAGTATATCAATTAAGTGAGATTCGTTTAGTAAACCAAGAGGAGTACCAACTTCTAATTCGAGTGCTTTAACAATTTCATTTTGTGACATTTTAAATTAATTATTTTTAAATATGATCTTTAGATCGGCAGAAGATAATCTGTCAAGATCGAGGAATGTTCTATCAGCTAACCAAACAGAACGAATAAGATTGATAAAACGAGTATTTGGAAATTCTCCTATCCATTCACAATCAATTATTGTTTGATGAGATTTTGCATACTTTAAGTATTTTTGGAATTCAATTTTAGTTATTTTCATATTGCTTTTTATTTTATATATACGACTCGTTTTTGTTAAAATTAACTTTTTTAGATAAATATGTGGTACTATTTTATCCAATGATGATACTTTTCTTACAGTTATCTATATTTTAGAACATTCTTTTTAAAATATCTTGATGCTATGTTTTCATTTAACCATAAATCTGATTCTAATACATCATTTTTGAACAGTTCTTTTGTTTCACAATAGTTTAATTCACCTTTGCTTTTGCATCCATAAAGTATTTCTCTTTTAAGATCTTCTTTGTTAGGATGTTTCTTTAAGTATTCATTTGATGAGTAGTACTTTTTCCAATCTGATTCTGATTTTACTTTACGTTTCTTTTCAGCAATTACTTTAGTTCTAATGGAAACTAATTGTTTTTTTCCAATATATTGTTTACCAGTGGAAAGTTCAGTTATTTTATAAATGAAACCGAACGAATCAGGTTGTAGTTTTTCAATTCCTATCCATTCCATAATTATAGTATAATTCACCATCTCCTGTTTCAAAAACATAATATGCATAATAAAAAGAATCAGTATCTACACTTGGAGTAAAAATCTCATCTTCTTTACCTATATAATAGTACTTAGTGCCTTGTTTAAAATCTTCAAAACACCATATTTGTAACCCAGCTACAATAGATGATGTTAATTTTGTAGCTGTAGGTTTATAATTTAAACACGAATTGCAATTTATTTCTTTCATATTTAGTTTTTATTTTATATATCTATCGTCAATTAATCTTTTTTAAATTTATAATGAGAAACTTTAACTATTTTTATAACAAGATATGAGTAAAAAGTTTTATATTTGTATTCAATTTAAAAACAACAAAAACAAAAACATTATGAAAACAGAACCAAATGTACCGGCATTTAAGATTGACATCAACAAAGAAATTTTTGGAATTGATCACATCTGGATTAAAAGAAATCTGACAAAAACATATTACAAATATAAACTTAGAGCAGAATGTATTCACGACATAATGACATTTTATCAGATAATTTCTAGAGCCTGTTCATCATTCAATGTAAAAGATTCATCTTGTAGATTTGTTTCTTCATTAACAATGGAAGAAGTTATTGAATTACTTGAGCTTGTTCCTGATGGCCACGTTATGTTAAGAACAATTAAACAACTTTAACTAAAAATATAGTTCTAATTAAATTAAAATAGTTATTTTTACAGTATCAAAAAACAAACATTATGAAAAAGAAAATGGAAATGAAACAGTCTTTAACTTCTAAAGTTCAAACTTCTTTTACTCCTGAAGAACTATTTAATATGGAGTTTCAATTAAACCTTATTGTTGCAGGAGCTGAAACTTATAAAAAATGGGGAAGTAATAAAGGTGGTAATGCAAATGCATTCTTCTTTAATTACATAATGAAATCAATTGAAATTTTAGAAAGTCAACATCCTTTAGTAACAATTAAACCAGCTGAAATTGCTAAAGCTTGTTTGTCATATGCAATGGAAGATTTTTCTAAATGTGCTCAACAGTTAGATCAGTTCAAGTCTATTGGATGTTATTCTAAAGCTTTCTAATGAACTTTAAATTTAAAACTAATAAAACCATAATAATGAATACTGAAGATCAAATTGAAATCAATTTATAGAAAGAGTGCATATTTAGTTTTGTTTAACATCAATTATATTTTAGATCTTAAACTTTAACTATTTTTATAACAAGATATGAGTAAAAAGTTTTATATTTGTATTCAATTTAAAAACAACAAAAACAACAAAAACAAAAACATTATGGAAACAATTTTTGACAAAACAGAGATGAATGAAATGAAAGAGAAAAAGAAATCTAAATTAGAGATTATGAATGAAGAAATTAATTGTGATATCAGCATTCATAATCCAACATTTAAAGAGTTTATCAAACAATTTAGAGATGATTCTTCATTTCTGACAAAACGACATAGAGATGATGATTATTTAACAACAGTGTATAATAATTTAGATGATGAGAAATATGTACATAGTATAATCAACAAAATTATAGATGATTGTTTATTTGATGACGATGTTAGGAGATCAGAAGGTAAATTAGATTTTAATGTTAAAGCAGTTAAAAAAGTTATAATTCGTAACATTAAAGATTTTATCAATAGGAAATATATTGTATGTATTAGAAAGGATTTAAACATTGAAAAATTAAATCTTCCTTATAAAGTAGAAAAACAATTAATTAATTTTAGATATAAAAAGATTTTAATGGACATTATACCAAATTATATAGATGAAATAATGGATTCAGAAGATTTTATTTATCTGTTTGACACAATTGAAACAAGTCTAATATTAAACACTGAACGACATCTTTTATCAAATAAAGAATGTTTTATATTTTCAAATAAAGTTTATGGTGAATTAACAAAAGTAAATAAACTTCAAATGAAAGTTGATGAGTTAGAAGGAAATGAAATAAATCAAGAGTTAGTTTTATTTCAAAAAGAAATTGACCAATTAAAAATTGTTTGTGACAGAAGAATAGTTCTAGCAGAACCAAAAATTGGAAAATTAAATTTTGTTCATCCTGATGATAGAACAATAACGCAAATAAGATTAAAATATTAATAATGGAAAAAGAAATAGACTTCATTTACAATAAATGTCTAATGGAAGTAATGTCCAATGACTTTAAAACATTTGTAACAGAGAAAGAACTGTTTGTTCAAAATGTAATAGGTTTACTGTTACAGTTAAATCTAGATGAAAGGTCCTTTAACAAAGTGTTAGATCGTCTAATAAGAAAAAGTAATTGTGTATTTGAACAAAGGTTGAGAAAAGGAAAGTAAGAAACAATGTTGATAAGTTGAAACGCTCATACTGAGACTATATTAATTAATCATTTGTTTAAGTTAAAGAATGAAGAAGAATAGAATATTTTATTATACTACTTTCACTAACTAGACTGTTCATTATCAATAAGTTAGTCTTGTTTTTTGTCATTACAGTTTTTTTTCTCATTACACTTTTTTAAACTAATAGTTAAATTGCTACAGAAAATGTTTTATGTTATAACAAGTTAAATGTTTTTAAAAGTTAAAGGGCTAACACTAAACAAAAAACTAGATATGTTAAACATTAAAGATGGACATCGAACAGCTTGCTGTGAGTAAGGAACAGACGAACGCTACTGCGGAGACTGTTACATTGATGTACATAAATTAATAGTTAAATTGCTACAGAAAA